CTGGGCTAATGTCAGGGGTGATCGCCGTAATATCGCTAATCTTCGCGTTCTGCCTGTTATTCGTTGCCCTTCGCCATCGCTCATAGGCGCGGTAGGTAATGTCCGTCAGCATCCACACAATGTACGCCTGCCGCCGTCGCAAAAAGCGGCGCCGTTGCTCCGCCATCGCTTGCCCACTCGCTAGGTTAGAATCCTCCCCCTCCCCCAAATCCAAGAGCGACGTACCAGGCCCACCCGCCACGATCATCCAGCGAATCGCCCTACCATCCTTCTCCGCGTCGGAAGCTCCGATTTTAGGAGTGACAGCCTCCCACGTCTCAGCCCCCTCCTCCGCAATGATCACCGTCCCCGCCTCCGGCGGCGTCCGGTAGCGTTCTTCAATCGTGCTGCGCAAGCGTGCCGGCACCTTCACCACCCACACAAAGGCACGCAGCGCCGCGTTGAGCCGCACACGATCTTCAAGCCAACGGTTATACCGCCTGAGCCAGGGCAGGATCGGAGCTAGATCGCTCTCACCGCGCACCGCACCCGTTGGACGGTTCACCGCGAAGTGCAGCATCAGCGGCACATCAACTTCCAACGCCTGTGCGCTCCCCGGCCCCATCCACCACTTTTCACTACCAGGCACTGAACTCTCTTGGTAGCGCAACTCCCGCTCATAATCCTCTTGCCAAAAATCCACCGCACAGATCAGGCTAGCTGGCACCGCCCGCACACTCGACATGCCAGTGATCGGGTTCGTAAAGAGAACAGGAAACAATTCCCCGCTTCTGCTTAACTCATCGCTCCATTCATCTATCCGCATATCGAGCCGATTGTGCTGCCAGAACTCAGTGATAAACTTTTGCAAGTCGCGCTTCTCGCTACTAAGCGTGATACCGTTGCCCACCACATAAGAAGTGATCAGCCCCACCAGCCGCCGCGCCAGCGGATTCTTGCGCCACGCTTCGCGTGCGTCCTCAAACTCCTGGAACAACTCATACCAGGGTTTGTCAATCACCGTCCCTGCAGGACGCATCACCATGCCATCGTTGTCGCGGCCCACAGGCACCAGCGACACCGCCGCTAGTTCAGCCCCCGTACCCCCCAACCACTTTGCTATCTGCTCACGCCACGCCAATTGGGTTCCTCCTCATCTTCTTCTTCTTCTGCCGCTCCCGAATGATCCACCATCTCGGTAATCTCAGCCAACGCCTTGACGATCCACCTGTCGCCCTCCGGCAACCGCAATCTCACTTGCTCACTCACCACAGGCAACACCACCGCTTCAGGCTGATCACTCATACTCCTCCACCTCATCATCCCCAGGCCAAATCGGAATCAGTGGCGGCAACAAAGGCGGCAGCGGCGGCAGCGGCGCGGTAGGACGTGGCGGCGCAGGTACCGGGGCCAATGGCCCCTGCCCAGGCACAGGCGTCAACGGCGGGTTGCCACCCGGCCCCTCGCTCGGCCCACGCTCCGTATAGTGATAGCGCCGCTGACACCGACAGTTCACATGCAATTGCGGTTGGGGTCCCTCCCCTTGCCTAAACAACTTGCCGTGCAAGCCCCGGCACGTAATGCACGTCGCCGGTGAGAACGCCGTCACCCATACTTCCCAAATCACATTAGCCATTGCCTACCACCCCTCTGCATCAATACCCGCCAACGGATCAACAGGAGCGACCGCCGTACTCCCCTCGCCACTCGTATGCCCAAACGCCAACGCAGCGACCGCCAGCCCAAAGCTCATAGCCCGGTCATCCATCAACCCCTGTGGAGCAGACAGCGTACTCGCCTCAATGCTCGCCAACTGGCTCGCCGTTTCCGTGCTTCGCACCTTGCACACCCCATCGCGCACCGCCTCCGCCAACGCGTCATACATCATCGGCTTGCCCTTCACATTCGTCAGCCATCCCGCCTTGCCGTCGAAGCCATTCAGCACCCGCGTTTGCCCCCGCTCGCGCAGCGCACGGATCACCGTATGGCCGTGGTTGTTGCGCTCCACCATCGCATCAGCTTGGTTGTAATACCCAGCCAAAAGATCGACCATAGCAGCCAAGACAGAAGGTTCAAGCTTGCCAACAAGATTTGCCACCTCTGCCCATGTATCCGCGTCCAAAACCGTCGCCACGCTATCATCACTGTTCGGGTTCCCCTCCGCCGGATCCACCCCCATCACATAATGCCGACCTTCAACCGCCTCCATGTAGACCGTCAGCCCTGGGATCGCCGGCGCCTCATAGCTTTTGATTGGGGGTAATTCCTCAATGACTTCTTTGAGCCAGTTGAAGGGAATGCGACGGTCAAGTTCTTCGGGCGCCAACGCTTCCTCCGCTGTCGCTGGATACTCAGCATAAAAGTCGTCATCTGTCCCCCGTTGCACAAACATCTCCGCCTTCGTTCGCACATGCCAAGCCGCATCGCGCCCAGGCCTGGCGTGCCAGGGCAGAAAGATAGGGCGATAATCCCCCACCCCCTGCAACGCCGCCCGAAATAGATTCTTGAAGGTACTCACCGGCCGCTTCTTGTCACTGGTACTCACCAAAAACAGCTTACCCCCCGCATCAATCGTTGGCTTCACCCCATTCAAAAACGATGATAAGTCAGGCACAAAGTCCGCCTCATCCACCAACGCCAGCGTGCCTGTATAACTGCGCCCGCCCTTTGTCGAGAAGGCCAACGCACGGCTGCCATTGCTCAACTCAAAAGTCGTGTCATTCTCACGCAACACACTCTTCGCTTGCATCCACGTCGGCAACCGTTCGTGCATCCCCTTCAGCCGCTTCAACAACTCAATTGCTTCAGCTTCCCGCAAACTAAAGAGCAACACCGTCGAAGGCGCACGGAACACAAGCAGCCATAAGGCGTAGGCCAAACACAGCCAACTAATCCCCAACTGCCGCGCCTTCAACACCACCAACATCCGCTCCTCGACCATACGCGCCAGAGTCGATCTCTGCGCGGGCCACAACTCAAAGCGCACCCACGCCTGATCCGTGGCGTTGTAAATACGGACATAGGCCACGACGAAGTAGCCCAAGCTCTCACCGCACTTCAACCACTCAATACGCGCCCGCTCAGTGTCCATCAGCCCCCAGCGGCCCCATCATCCACAAGTGCATCATCCCCGCCAGCCCCTCCCGCACAGGCACAGAGCCGTCATAGATGCCATTGCCCAACACAACCGCATCGACATATTGCACCTGCGACAACTCCCCTGATTCCCACATGGCCGTAGATGTCGCCACCGCAACCGTCGCCGCCAATACCCTCTGCGTACCCGGCTCGCCATTAAGAGTTCCCATACGATTTTCCTTTCTCTAGCGCACTCAATAACTCAGGACTCGCCCCATACTCGCCTCCAACCATCGCTACCAGATCATCCAGAGTACCCATATACTGCGCTTCCTCGACAATCTGATGCCACGTGTTAATTGCGCTGCCAAAACGCACACGCGCCACATCAACGCCCGCACCAACCGCCACCCGCCGCGCACTAACCTCATCTGGGTACAACCGCGCCAACGCATCCGTCAACGCCGAGGTAAAGCCATTCGCCGCCGCCCTCGACGGCATCCACGCCATCATCGGCGTCAGCATAGCAACAGGCCCAGCGCCATGACCATCCGCCGCCAACTCTCGTCGCGCCTTCGCCAACTCATCCGCAGAGAAGGGCAGCACATCCGAGCCGCCACTATCGACCAACGGTAATCCCAACTCCACCCGTTGCGCCGCCATCATGTCGCGCAGCATCAGTCTCATCATCGGCAACATCTCACGCGCCTCGGCAACACTCAACGAGGCCGGATCTGCCGTGGCGATCACCCCTTGCACCATAGCCATCATCTCGCTAATCGTCCGCAGCCGTTCCTGACGCGCATCGAACCGTCGGCGATGCTCTATACTCATCAGCCGCTCGCGCTCCGCCTCATCCCACGCTTCAGCGCGCACCTGCCACTCCCACTTCTCTGCCGCCTTATACCAAGCTTGCCCCGGCCTCGCACCACTCAGACGGTGCAAGCCACTGACGCGCCGATAGCACTCGTCAATTGAGCGCGCAGGGCCGATCAGTCGGTACGCCTCAAAACGCGCATACCACACGGCCACTTCATCGGGTAGTCTTTTCCAAATTTGTTGCACTTGTAATCCCTGGGGTGATAAGCCCGTTCCACACAGAGAAACGGGTGTTTCGTGATACGAAAAGGATATAGAAACATATAGCACAGGCGTTCGCACAACGCAATCCGACCATGCGACCCACTATGGAAAACTACAGGAGAAAAGCGATGAGCCTATCGCATTTGCGACAGGCTCATCTTGTTAAATCGAGGTTCAAGGAGGAACTACTCAATCATTCTTGCTGGCACCCCCCATCATAGCACGGCCGTTCTAGTTGTCAATATCGTCATCAATATAGACGCTATCACCTCACCATGCTATGATCGACTTGGCTTCCTAGCCACCGTGCTGCACCGGCGAGGCCGCTCAAGCTACAGCCGGTGCAGTACAACTCTTGTTCAACGCCGGCGAAAGCACCTTGTACGCCACCGCATTGCAGAACGTTTGCGACCAGGCCGCACCATTCGCCCGCAAGATCGCCCTGCTCAGACGTTCCTCCGTTGGCACCTCACACCGTCGCATAATCTCCGCCACCCAACGCTGTGCGAAGTCCTCCCACGCATCCACAGGCAGAAACGCCTTGCCCGTTTCCAAATCCACCACCAGCCCCCGCGCCTCCGCCTGTACAATGTCACCCACTGGCAAAACGAGCGGGCCGTTCCACACCTCAAACTGCATCAGGTCATTCATCACCTGTATCGCCATCATTGCCCTCCACCTTCATAATACTCATCCTCGCGTAGATAACTCACCGTTGGCACCAAATTGCCCGAACTTACACCATTCCCATTACGCCTACCATTCCACACCACACCGTCCCCATCCTCGCCCTCATCACCACCATTGCACCGCCGACAAAACCGATCCGTCGTCGTCTCACCACACTCAGTACAGGTCATCTCCAACCGCACCACACGCACGCGCCGCACAATCCTACCATCCGCATCACGCACAGGCCCCAGCCTAGACACCGCCATCATTTCACCCATAGCTTTCCCGCCTCGGCACATCGAGCAATCGCGGCTGCTCCATCTCACCCTCCATCCGCCGCTTCAACTCGTCTTTCAATTCTGTCACAATCTCAAGCAGCCGATCTATCTCGTTCAGCTTTTCGTCACGCCGTGGATCGCCCTCAACCAAGACCCGCTCCCACATACGCCGCTCACGCTCAATAATCGTGTACGCCACTCCAAACTTAGCCCGCAACTCATCTTTGGTCATCATCACCCTCGCAACCAGAACCCCCTACAACAAATAACTCTTGCGATGTTGCCGCTCATCCTCATCATGCCAGTTCGGATTGTGCCGACGATACAATGGTGTCTTACGGTCATCGTCGCAACATCCTCCGAAACCAAAACACCCACACCACGCTACCACCATCAGCATAGGCCAAGCTCGACACACAACCTCATCTAAACTTCTTAAGTTCAGCGTAGTGCGCCGATGTTGCATCGAAACGGATGCGCTTTCGCGTCCTATTGTTGACCACAAAAATACAAAACCGTCCCTGATTCTCTACAACCGTTCCAAATTGTCCGTATTGTCTATTGCGCCTATTCACCACCCAAGCCACCAGCGCACCCTCTGGAAAAGTTCGGAAAAATATCTCATTCAGTTTAGCTTCCGCCTTTACCAATTCGTCGTACGCCCGCCGTAGTTCATTCGCCATTGTCTTTCCTCCATTACTTGCCAGCTAATGCCGAATCGGAACATCGTACCCATCTGGGATATAACTCTTCCTCGCTTGCTGTTGCTCCTCCTCCCGCCAGTTGGGGACGTGTCGCCGATAGAGCGCAGTCTTGCGGTCGTCATCACTCACCATCGCCCCAAACCGCTCCTTGATCCGATGTACCAACGCCCCCGGCCCACTCACCATCCCGCCCTTAACCTGACGCCGCCAACTCATCACATGCCGCAGCAACTCATCAAACTCATACCG